CGTAACCTTGTCTGAACTTCTTTTAATAGTTTGATTCTGTTTAAAGAATATGCTATCGTTCTTGTAAGTGTGTTGGTAGATATACGGAAGTGAATTGTTTAATGATAGGAATGCATTTAATGTTCTTTGAAACAAAGCCTGAGCCTTATCGTCTTTTGTAGCCTGTAAAAAGTAACTAGCCTTTGGTCTTAGTAAACTATCAAATAACATTCGTGAAGGAATCATTTCTGACTTACCGTAACGCTTTTGTGTGTAGGCAACTAATCCGTAACAGTTGTCATCCTTTTTGCAAAGGTCTTGCATTAGAGCCATTTGAGCGTGAGCCCATCTGTAGTTAGGGTAAACTCCTCCTCCTAAATCCCAGTGCTTTAAGAATCCATAATGTGAACCAGTAAGATACACTAACTCACCGTTGTTATAGAAATGGTAACCGTTCTCTAGTCTAAATAATTCCTTTAGCTGATAGTTCTGCTTCTCCTCAACAGTCATGTGGCTAAAGTTTGGGTCTTTAGGTCTTTCCCACTTTTGTTGCTTCTTTGATAAATCTTTATTATATACAGGTTCAAATGGTTCTGGACACTCGTAGAATAAGTTCTTTATATTCCCATTGTCATCAGGCTCTCCACTTGTTCCGAATAACTCTATACTATGCTTTTTTGCCATTAGCTTCTAAGTGTTTAGCTAAAATGTTTTCTGCTTCTCCTGCCTTTACTCTTTCTACTTCTGTTTTCTCGTCAGTAGTCATCTTGATGTATAGCTTTTCTAAGTCGCTATCTAAGTCAGGTAATAACTTAATTATCTTCATTATAGTTTCGGATTGCGCTCTTGAATCTTCTCCTTCGTCTTTTGCTCTAACAGTAAAAGGACAAGTATCTATTTCGTCTTGCCAAGATTTTCTTTGCTTATATATTGTCATATAAGTAGAAAAAGAATGGCTTTTTTTTACAATTGAAAACAATCTACTCCATTCTTTTATTTTTATTTGAAAATCTAAACTTAATTTAGACAATTCTTTATTTTCTTTTTCCGTAATCATCTTATAATATATTTAAACTAGCAAATTCTTGACGATTTATTATAGCAGCTTTATCATAAGCAACCGCTGCGTCTAGTTCTTTAATAAAATAACCTAAATGATTTACCTCTCCATTTATTCTTATTTGAGCGTGCCATTTTTTCCCAGCTTTAAACCAAGAAACGCCTAAATATTTACTACTACTGTTTTTGGTGCTTATTGTATTCCAGTTATTTTGCTGTGAAGTGCATATTCTTAAATTTTCCTTTCTATTATCTAGACCGTTGCGATTAATATGGTCTACTACAAACTTGTCGCCAATAGATAAATTAAGGATTGTACGATGCATTTTAATTGATGTTCTTTTGCCGTCAATTTTTATCATTCGTTTTGCGTAAAAAGTATTTTTATCTTTTTGCACATTCCACTTAAACTGATTTAATTCTTCAAAGTTTTCGTCATCAACTAAAACTTCAAAAGTTCCGTATTTCGGTGACTCAATTATTATTTTTTCCATATGTGTTTTTAATTATACTCATTTTCAGTTCTTCACGCTAAAAATGATTTTTGTTAGTTTTTTATTATACGCAAATATAAGTTCCTGAGATATACCAATCATCAGCTACTGCAAGTGGATTTACTGGAGTGTTATATTTAAATGCTAAATCATTAGTAGTTCCGCCATACCATAAAAGCATATTAGTACTTGAAGGAATCCCTTCCCCAAGTATTCTATAATGCTGAACAGCAGAATCATCATAAACTTGTCCATCTCTAAATACATACTGAACAGACGGAGCGAAAGGTAAAGTTACTGAATACTGCCCTGTACCAAAGTTAGTAACAGTAGCACAGTTTATATTTATAGTAAAATGCACAAGCTTTCCTATTTTAATATAAGAACCAGTTGCAGGATTAGAAGAATAAGTAAGCCCTGTTCCTGTCCATATTGGAGTATAAGCTACAACATTAGAATTTGCTCTATTGTCTATATAGCCATCAATTGAATCCATTACGGATTGTGGTATCGGTGTTAGTAGTCCCATTTTTGTAGTAAGTAGTCTAAGTTAATATTCATGCTGTTAGTATCTGTATTTCCATTCATTAAGTTGTCTTGAGTTTGTGTCGTTACAAAAGAATTGTAATTAACAAACTGAGAGCCCATTAGTGTTGTTCTTCCTTTCTTAAAGTCTGCAATATTAGAAATCTGTTTGTCAGATATCTTCTTACAGCTTCTTGTAAACATTGAATTGAAATTAGGTCTTAACATTTTTATTTATTTATTATTTTACGTTTTTGTTTTTAGTTCCTAAGTAGTTAACAATAATATCAAGCGATGCTTGTACTGCACTAAAGTCGTAGGCAATACTAGTCGCACTCTGTACATAAGGTAAAGAGTATAAGGTATTGGTTCTTATAAAGTTATCCTTAAAGTCTTCGCTTGCGTTTAGCGTGCTGTTTGACAAACTATTTACATAGCTTTGGTATATAACACTAGATGCTGCATCAGTCCAAAAGTCAAAAGAGTTTTCATCAAAGCTTCTTACTACAGTAGGAGTTCCTGAGAATGTAAAAGAAGTTAATTTAGTAAACACTTGACCTACATAATGTTTTTCTGCTCCTATTAAAATAAAAGCGTTTGGAGTTCCTTTTACAATATAAGTACCTGCCGCTATTGTTCCTGCTGCACTTTCTGTCGTATAAATTTCGTAATTAACAGTTCTTGCCGAGTCTGCAAATGTTGTAGAGTTCTCGTTTAAATCAGAAGGGTAAAAATTATAATTAGTTATTGTGCTTGGTATTAGTGTATTATATGTGCTGTAGTAACCTGTAGAGCTTACTAGTAAACCTGCGGTTGTTGGCAAAGTAAAAGCTGCGTATGCTACAAATACATCTCCTGAAGAGTAAAGAATACCATTCATAGTAAAAGAACCTGTTATTACAATATATTCATTATTAGCTATTAAAGCCCCTACTGTACCAGAGTTTAGCACACTATTGTAAGTAGAGAATAAGAACCTAACTGCCTTTACATCAGAAATACTAATTCCTAAAGCAGTGTAGTCAGTACTATCGTATATACCTAAAGTAGTATTTGTACTATTGTCAGTTGAGATGATTATATCTGTTGCCATAATTACCCAGTTGTTATTTTACTCATTATATACCATCTGTTTGAACCACCATATTTAACGGTAACACAATTATAAGCTAAATTCAATCCAGTATAAGTTGCCGCTCCATCTATTTCTTCAATACCTGCGTTAAAAACTACCAACGAATTATTTGTTGCTCCTGCTATATTTTTAATTATAAATTCATCGCCATTTGCTACTGTTGCAGTATCGGGAAGTGTTATTGTTAAAGAAGAACCATTTACTAAAATAGTTCCTTCTGTTATTGGAACACTATAATTAGCTGTAATTGTCTTTATTTTAGAAGTTCTAACAATTAAGTCAGTAGCACTCATTGCTAAGTTACCACTAATTGCTATTTCTTCTGTATTCCCTGCACCTGCGGTAATTCTTCCTAGTAATGTTTTTGTAGCACTTATTGCTTGCATTTTAGCATAAGTAACTGCGTTTGCAGCTATAGTTAAAGCTCCACTTCCTGTAACATCACCTGTATGAGTAGCGTTAGTAACCTTTGCGGTGTTTGCAACTACTGTTGCGTTATTAGTTACTCTTGTATCTGTATAATATAAATTACCACTTTCAGGTATTAAGGCAGTAATAAGAGAAACAGCACCAGTTAAAGCATTTACACTCGAAACTCCTGCTGCAAATGTTGTCCAAGTTGCATTATTAGACCCATCTACTATTAAAGCTTTACCTATATTTACGGTAACACTTGTATCTGTAAGTGCATTTATTGCTAATTGTCTTGTTGCCGCATTAGTTCCTCCCTTGGCAAAACTTAAAGGAGTAGTTGCTGCCAAAGTATTTACTTCTATATTAGCTGGAACTACATCTAATTCAAAGTTTGGATTAGTAGGATTAATACTAATTTTTGATGAGCCTGCTGTTATAGCTCCTTCTATAATTGCTGAACCTGCATTATTTGTTCTGATAATT